ACAGGAGCTTCAGTTTGTCTTTGCTCTAAAAGCTCACCTTGTTTTTCAGCTTGTTGCTCTATTCTTCTGTCTTTACCTTCTTCTTTTAGAACCTCTAACTTCTCTCTAAAGTTTTGATCATCTTCTTTAAATCCAAGACTAGCTTGAGCTTTTATCGTCTCTATCTCTTTATTAAACTCATGCTTCATCTGCTCTAATTGCATTTCTAGCTGAGCCTTCAACTGCATTTTCTGTGCATCTACCTGAGCTTGCATTTGAACTTCCTGCATCCTCTGTTCAGCAGCCTGCTGAGAAGCTTGTGCAGCTTGTTGTGCTTGCATTTGTGAGTTCTGCATAGCCGACTGTTGAGCCGCCTGCATTCTCTTTTTTCTACGAACAACAAGAAGTCTTTCTGCTTGATTTACATCTTTTAAGTTTCTTATAGAAATAGCATCTTCTAAGTCTATTTCTTTTTGCTGTAACGAAATTTGAATATTTTGTTCTAGATAAGACTTATCCTTATCCTCCATGTCTTTAGAAACAATAACACCAAAGTTATACATAGGTAGCTCTTTGAAAGACTGTAATGCTTTCATATTTGTACTACCTATAGCATTCATATATGCTGTATGTAAAATAGATTCTTCTGGTATAATCTGCAGGCACTTAACAACATCTTGGCATACTTTCTTATAAAGTATCATAGAAGCATTTGTAATGTCGTATATAGCATTATTACCTGCAGCTATAGCTTGTTGCTGAACTCCAACTAGAGCATCTCCTTTTGGAGTTGAAGCATCCATAGCTTCATTTATGCCCGTAACGTCACGTATCATTCTTAGATAGTGATTGTACAGTCCTATTAACTCATTGATATTACGGATATTATTTCCTATTTCCCTAACAGGAGGATTTTGAAAACCTCCCTCTGGGTTCTTACTCCTGTAGTAGAAAACACCTGTTTGCTCGTAAATATCATGAAGGTCTAACGGTTGTAACTCTCCGCCCTTACCAAGCTGTACATTCTCTAACCCTTCGATATCTATAATTAAACCGTCTGGTTTTGCTTTTGCTATAGCTTGCTGTAACTTAAGATGAGTCAACTGTAGCATGTCCGCAAATCCTATGCAGCTATCCACCATAGACTTAGGGACCATGTTCATTATGTTTGTCGATACAGCAGAATAAGACATCTGTGCTTTTGACAAATCGTGCATATTCTTAGGTACATTCGTTGCTTTGCCGTACCCATAAACAAGGTTAGCCCCCATAACGTAACTACCTTTATATACACAGTTTATTTCCATGCACATAGCTTTACGTTCAAAAACGCTAGACTTTGGTGGTTTGTAATCCATACCCTTGAAGTAGAAACCAGTATTTCCAAACTGATTTTCTTTTTCTTCAAAGTGCATAGTGTCAACAGAAATAAACTCAAAGTCTAAAACATCAACCATATACTCGTCATACCCGTATGTTGTTTTATTAAGACCTTGATCGTAAGTCCTTTGATTAAATAAAGAAGAATCGTTACCACTTCTCCCTTGAACGCTTTTAGCAATCTTCTTAAAATCTTCTTCTTCTAACTCACCTACAGATAAACGCTTTAACTCCTGAATAGTTATGGTTTTTATATGACCTGCATATATTAAATCATTCAATCCTGGATCTTCACTATAGCTGTGGATAAATCTACTTGGGTCGACATAACTTAGCTTAATACCTTCGTTAGGGTCGTTAGAACGTTTTACAACGCAAGTACCTAATACAGCTAAATCTTTTACAGCCCTTCTAAATACATTGTCATTAAACTGATTCCAACCAAGAGTTGCTTCTGTTCCTAGTTGAGCAGCTATTTCTGCATCTGTCTTAATATTTGTCTCCAGCATGATTTCAGCCTCCTCTGGAGTATCTGGAATAGACTCTGGCTCCATATCTAAAACAACCCCCGTCTTTTCTTTTAAATCCAAAAGCTCTTTCTTAGCATCAACTTGGAGTCTAATTTTTTTCTTTCTTTCATTCTTCTCAGAAGAAGATAAAGGATCTATAGCTTCTAGGTTTGGGTATAGATTTCTAGATAGTATTTTATTTACTACAATCTTTACAAACTTCGGTAGAATAGGAACAGGAGTAAAATCCATATTCAATAAACTACCATCACCATTGTTAGGGTCAAAAGAGTTTAATAACTGCTTATAGATATTTGTATTCTGCGTTCCATTAGCATACTCTCTATTTTTTTCAAATATCTTGTTTCTCTTGCCTTGAAGAGAATATGACTCCTGAACTTTACCCCACTGCTTTTCTATAGCTTTAGCATACTTCAACCCATATGCTTTTGTACTTTTAGTTTGCTCGTCTGCAAGAGGGTCTGGGAACCCTCCCTTTTTTCCATTTACGCTGTCATTGTACATCATTGGGGTGTAATATTCTATTATGCAAATATATAAATTATCCTACTACCTTATATCGCCTAAAAAATTTCTTAGCTGCGAAGTCAGTTTTTACTATTTCTTTGGGCTTTTGAGCGGCTAGAAGAGCCAACCCAGAACTTATAGTAAGGTCAAATTTTGTTCTCTTATCTATTTTAAATCCTATCCAATCCTCTAGTGTATTATTAAAGTACATCTTACCCATCTCTCCTGAGTCGTAGTTAACGCCAACATGATCATGAATGAACGCTTCTATAGCTTGGGCATGTGCGTGTATAACGTCTTGAGAGTTCGAGGGTATCCCCTTTGTTTTTACAGCAACTCTTGCAGAACTAGAGTTTAAATGTTTCGGTCTATCTAAAAGATAACCATCGTAACCACGAGTTTCAAAATATCTAGCTATACCGTATTTATTATTCTCTATTAATATAGGGTATCCATAGAAGAAAGCAGCCATTAGAACATCCTCATAAAATATTTTAGCTAAGTCAGGCCTAGAAGCATACTCTACAACAAACATACTAGAAGGCCTATCTAAAGAAAACTTATTGAACAAATGTAAAGCACCTTTTGACCCTCTACCATCTACAGTAGCGTCAAGGTCATAACTATCGACACCACCACAACCGAAGTTAGGGAATGGTGCAACTCTTTTACCCCTATCCATCTTAACAATATTTCTAGTTTCTGTTGGGGGCATCCACGCTACCTTAAATCTACCATTTACGTCTGGACTAAATATTACTTCTTTATCCTTCTCCTTCCATATAAAATTACCCTTTACGACAGGGTTTGGGAATAGCTCATCATTATACTCTACTTGCTGATATATCTTACCTATGTTGAATATACTACCATCAATACTATCTCTAAAGGCTTCATCTGTAGTAAAAGGGAACTGTCTAGTTACCTCATTTAATTCTGACGGGTCGTTTTTAAATGAATTCCTTTCGTTTTTTAAATACGTCTTTGCACCTATAGTAATAATTTCATCATCAATACCTACTATATCTTGCTCAGGGTCTTCTATTACAGGCTGACCATGTCTATCAAAAAAACCCTCTAACGAATCGTATGCAGGTATAAACAGTCTGTACAGCCCTGATCTAGTCCTCCCATTCGCATTCCTCTCCGTCGGATTTGAATCCGCCCATAGTTCCTTGTACTCTTTTCCACCTTTGTCCATTGGATTTACTGTGCTTCCCACGAGAGCCTTTCCTACGATTTTTCTTCCGACGATCAAACAAGTCCTCTGAATCCTCCATGCGTCCCTTATGTCTGTTGGTTTTTCCCATTTTCCAGCTTCATCTAGATACAATATGTGTAGCTTCTCACCATCGTATGCGTTGTTAGTTGTATTCTTCCAATTAATAACTGTGTTTAGTGCCTCACCAGTTTGAGATGTCTTGTTCTTTTTGGTGATGCGTTTTGATGGTTCACGAAAAGCTAACTCCATTCTTGGATTCGTTGTACCATCTTGTATAGGTTTAAAAAAGAAAGGGTAGTTTCTAAACATATACACTACCTTCTTCATAAAAATATTCTCTTGAGCGTCCTTACCAGTCTTAGACTGTATCCCCATAAGCTTGTCTTTAACCTGTGTAGCTTCATCCACAAGAACAGAACTACAGATATTAGTATACCCAGAACGACGACACTTAGTATATAGCTGACCGATACAACGGGTATCGACTTCGCACGCAGCCATATGTAGATAGATTTCACGCTGGAAGTTAAGAAAATATGGGTAACCAATATCTAGCTTGGTCCATTGCAGCATCATATAATGCCGCCCCGTAATATATGTAGG